AGCAGGCCAAATAACAACAGTACCAGCAGTTGGTTTAATTCTTCTTTTTTGATACAAGAATTCGGTTTCACCTTCTTCCTCTGGCATATCATTTAAATAAATTGCCCACACAAGAACTCTCTGTGCCATATTAGATCCAGCATTTTCATAATGCCAAACATGATATCCTCCTTCTGGAGGAGTTCTTTGCATTTTAACGTCGGTTGAAATCAATCCAATATTAGCTATTTGACCATAATTTTGAATATAATCAAGAAAACATGATTGAAGATACTGATTTGCTGTAGATGTTAAACTAACACTACAATGATTTAGCATCAACCCAACATCTTTTCTACCAATATTTTTATCGGGAAACTGTCCCACACCATTCATTACCGAATTTAAATTATTAGATGAAGCTTCTGTAGAAACTTGCTCTTCAAAAAAATCTATAAATTTTTTGCAAACTGACTTTGGCATATGATTATGCCAAACTCCAATAAAATCATCAAACTCACCATCCATCAATTCAACAGGTTTGATGGGAACAATCTGTCTACTCATAATATCCTCAATTTTTAATATGCTTTTATGAGATATTTAGTCCTAAAGAAATCGGTGAGTAAATTAAACTCTTCCGCTGCTTGTAAACGCACAGATATGGCACTATCAAATGATAATCTAGAAGTATCAGATAATCTAACAACAGCAGGTCTTATAGTAATTGCAATATCATTTAAAACAGAAATAGTTTTTTCAATTTGACTTCCTATGCTTCGATTTTCAGGCCAAGATGGAAGTGGTCCCACATCAGCTGCTGCTCCAGAATATAATCCATTTGGTGTTTGTGTTGCTCCTTCATCAACAAAAGTAAGATCCACACCCCCACCAGTTCCGAAAGTAGTAGGATTTCCTGGAACAGTTTCAACAACTCCACCAATTATATTTGGTTCATCCCAAAAAATCATATGAGAATGCTTTTGTAATGGTGCTGGTTCGTCACCAGCACCAAAAGAAAATGATCCTCCAGTACCACTAACGACTACTCTGCCGATTCCGTAATTATCCCATATTCCAACCCCACCACCATCAAATTCTATTGTTGTCGGTGTTGTGGTGTCCTGAGGAGTATCTATAATTTGCCCTGAATTAGATCCTGGCCTAGAAGTATTTTGATCTGGATCGTCTCTATCCACTTCAGCAGCAGCATATGCAAACACTTCTATTGTAAAGTTGCTGCCCCTAAGATTTGATGCAACTGGTATTGATTGGACAAACCAATTGGCATACTCAGCATCCCACCTATCAAAATTGGTTACGGTATTTCCATCTGCATCAGTTTTTGTATCACCAGCAAATGAACTATTTCTGAAACTAGGTATAAGTAGTATGTTTCCAGAACTAACAGAGACTCCACCAACTATAGAACTAAATCGTATAAATAAACTCTCATCTTGCTCTGTTATAGTTGTTCCAATAGGACCTGGATAGAACTCTGCTGGGACAGGAGCGAGTGGATCAGGACTATCAGAACCTGTTCCTGGTACAAGACCATTAACTGGATTGCCATCACTATTTAGAGCTATGCCCGATCCATTGAATCTAAAGACAGAACCAGCACCATTTGGTCTTTCACCGCCATTTTGATCATTACCAGCTATGAATTCAATCTGCACAGATTCAATCTGAGATCCATCAGGAATAACTCTAGAAACACTTCTTGTTAGTTGATTTGAACTTCCATCTTTAAACCAAACGTACTGCGTTGTAGGTGTAAATTCACTACTTGGAGGAAATCCAAATCCACTAAATGATCCGCTAGGACTACTTTGAAAAGTTCCGATCGCAACTCCATCTGGAAGAGACCCACCACCAGAAAGACCAAAAAATACAGGTCCAGATTCAATAATACTAATTCCAGATTCAACGGGTGTTGCGTCTCCTATAAGCGGCCATCTTCTCAACCTACGATTAAAATTTCTAATACTTCCAGTAGTCTCACTAAAAATTCTAAACAAAGCATTTGGCGATTCTCCAATTGGAATCGCACCACCCGTTGCCGCTTTTGCAGTAGTATTTCCAATTGCTACTCCAGAAATAAAATGAAAGTGTGGAGGTATAGCAGCTACTGTTCTCTCTGATATTGGTCCAACACCAAATGTAATGTCTCCACTAAGTTCACAATCAAATATATCAACAACACTCTCAAATCCCTGCGAACGATAAGATCCCAAGGAAAAAGTATCAACAGAATTTCCTCCAATAACACCAGGATCAGAAGGAGATCCAGGAGTTATTTCACTACCTTCAGGCAATTGACGCAATGTATTTATAGTATAAAATCCCCCAGTAGATCCTGAAATATCAAGACCTCCGCCACCAGGATTGCCATCGGGACCAGAATTGAATGGTAAAAAAAGACTGGATCCAGAATTTCCATTTAATCTACCAGTTCCACATATCTTCTTTGATCTATAATCTGGTAATTTAAAATTAACATTAGGAGTTCCTCCATATGTGTTACCAATAACACTATAAAGAGCACGATATTCTGCAACATTTAATGTTCTACCATCACACTCCAACCACCCAGGATAAGTAGAATCGATATTCCAAGCTTGCGCTTCTGCTGGTTCATTACTCGCAAAAGAAGAATTTGGATAACTTCTTGGTCGAACAATAGAAACAACAGATCCTATTGCAGCGCCGTTCTTTTCAGTTTCTTTGTTATATTTTACTGGCATGACTCTAAAACTTTATTAAATATTCAACTAAAATAAACTTTTGGGTAATATCATTAAAAGCAGTTGTATCAGAAACTCCAACATTAACCGTTGTGGTTATTGCACTAGCGTCAATCTCAACAGAGTTTAACTGCGCAGCAATATTAGTAGTTGGATTAGTTCTTTGTACACCATGTTCGTGCTGTGTAGATATAACGCTTCCAGAGGTTCCAACTGGAAATTCTTCATATGGAGCAACTGTTGGAGATACAGTACCTGAAGCGCCTCCATTATCCCACTCTCTGGTATTAACATTTTGAGTAGCTAGCCTAGCAACAGTTGAATAATGTCCATGTGTCAATATTTGATCCGCTGTTATCTGCGAAACCGCACTCTGAAATGGAACATTCATAACAAAATTTCCAGAAATTGGTATATCAGTCGTAGGAATGACAAAATTACCACTATAATTAACAGTTATTTCTTCTCCCTGATTTGAAGTTATATCAACACCAACTCCAACACGTTCAACTGTTGCTCCAGTAGTTTGCTGTATTGCTGTTGCATCAGAAACTAAAGCAGTATTAGAAGTCGATGCGGACAAATATTTACTTCCAAAATCTGGTAGTTGTATTTGACCTCCAGTTCCATTTTCATCTCTATTTTCGAGAATTATATTATCCTTTTTGTATATACAATCATCTCCAACACCAATAACTTCTGCTAAAGCAATATACTCATCCGCATTCAAAATAGATCCATCACATCGTAAATACCCAGCAGGAGCATATGTCTTCCAATCAGCACCATCTGGTCTATCTCCCTCCAGAGTTCTAGTAAATGGGAATATTGTTCCTACTACCCCACCAAATTTTCCTTTTTGAAATGAATAGTATGATGCCATATTAGTAAGCCTTTATTATAAAAAGCATTTGAATTGAAGGGGTATTGACGTTAGCAGTTATCGATAAAACTTCTGCGGTATCAGCATCTACAGGAGCAATATTTCCAGAACTTATTGTATTTATCCTAACGGTTTCTTTTGTAAAAACTCCAGAAGACTCAATACTCAAAGACTGAGTAACATGATCATGTCCAGTCATGTTGGGAACTTGAAAATTAACGTTATCAGTCATCAAAGTAGTTCCATATATACCAGCCCAAGGGGCATCATCTCCCACATTTACATCTGGATCAATATCTATAAGATCTGCAGACCTCTCATTATATAAAACACAGTCATCACTTTTTCTAATATAATTTTTACTTCCAGGAGTATCAACTCTTTGCATTTCCCCCGCATTAGTTCCATAAGGATTTTGACCTCTACCGACATGTCTTCCACCATCCCACGCTGGTCTGCAGAAATCATCATCTCCAGTATTTACGTTCGAACATTTATAAATTTCTTGTTCTGTACAAGTATCAGGAACAAATCCAATTCCACCAGTATCTTGACACTCTTCAATCTCACTATCAGTTACGCTAATAGATGGCAATTCCACGGTATTATGACCATGAGTACCAAAGTGCGCATCTCCAAGTCTCCTAGGGACATAACTAAAAGTTGTCGAATAACTAGGAGATGAAAGATTCATTCCAGTCATATTTGCTCGTAAATTTGATACCAAATTTAAACTAACTTTAAGATCAACATTAGATGATTGAACTCCAGTAACTTCAGCTGGACTATCCGAAGTTGTTGGGAGAGAGGAGGCAAAGTTTCCAGTATATCCACAATCAGTAGCATGAGAAGGATGATAATCACCTAAAGATTTTCCAGGAAGATTGGGAAGATTAAAAGTAATCGTGGGACTAGTTTCAGAGGCACCTGCTGTATAACGATAACCAATGATTTCAAATAATTCTGGATATCTATCCACAGGATATCCACTACCATTACAAGCTAACCATCCTTTTGGTATTCCAGAAGGACCAGATAGAGAACCAGACCAGGGGACAATTGTCCCCACAGCCAGTCCCTTTAGTGATTTTGTTCTATTGTAGTTTACTGCCATTTTAGATCTCCATTAACCACCATCCTTGTGCTTGCGGTGGAGCGCTAGTTTCTCCGTTATAAACTAATCCAAATGCTGCATTAGGAGTATTGATAATCAACTCTCCCCCATCAAATACTTGAGGAACACCTGCTACTACTGGCATTCCAATAGTTGTGCCAGTTGCATCTCCCTGAATATTTCCATCAGATGCTCTTATTACTAGTTGAGAAAGGTTAGAAGTATTTCCCGAAACATCAACAAATCTAATAGTATCTCCAGTTTTTGGATTTGCTGGCAAAAGAAGAATTAATTGATCAGGGGAAGAAGCTCCAGAAGTCCCAACAAAATAATTTACATTTGAAATTAAGTTGAATTGAGGATCAGATTGAGCCGAAGTTTGATTATTACTTCTAGTTCCAATATATACCCACTTTCTACCACCACTGCTACTGTAGAAGTTTTCAATTCCACCAAGATCTAAACTTCCATCAGTTTTAATTTTTGATGAAGTTTTTCCAACTGTATTACTATTTACTGTGAAATCTCCATTTATTGTTAGATTTCCAGTACTACCTAAGAATTGTAAAGTATCTACTCCACCAGATCTAAGTGTAAGATCAGAATTTAAACCACTAAAATCAAAAATTGAATCTCCATCCGCAGATGCTATAGATAAATCACGAGTGCTTCCATTGTATTCCAGAGATGTATTTCCTTCAAAAGAAATAGTGAGATTGGAATTGGAGGTAGTAAATTGTAAAGTTGGAGTACCAGCAAAGTTGATTCCAGTAGAACCAGTATAAACTCTAATATTACCATCTAGATCAATACCACCAGCAATATCAAGATCTCCACTAGACTGAGTTAGTTTCAGTCTGCCATTATCAAGAGTAGTATCATTTGCATTTGTGCTAGTGATTAGAAGATCACCAGTAAATGCTGCAGATCCTGCTCCTCCAAGAACTGCTGCAGGAGTTGAAAGTGCTCCATCTCCAACAATAGTTAGAGTTCCATCTCTAGAAATTGTGAGTTCTGGAGTTGAGGAAGTATTGCTAGCAACAATAAACTGATTGTTATTAGTTGTCAATTGAACTGTAAAGTCACAAACATCTGTAAGAGTAGATGTTACTGCTCCACAAACACTATCAACAACGAATCTATCATTACCATCACCATCGTTGATTCTAAAGTCTTTAGCGTCAGATAGACTGATATCAAAGATTTTTACAAATTCTCCAGATGGGCAAGTTTCACCAGCACTAAATCTCAGATAGTCACCAATTTCAAAAGCACCACCAAATTCACCTAGAGTTACACTCTGTTGAGAATTGTTGATATTTTCTGTTAGGAAAGTAGCATTAGTGGTCTTTTCAAGTTTGGTGATAATTGTATTATCGGTATGTGCTGCAGCAGTAGTACACTCAGCACCCCTTGCTACTGGAATTTCATAAGCACCAGTAGAAGGATTTTGTCCAGGACCAGGAGCAACAACTTCAACAATTTCACTATCAATTAGAAGGAAATCACCAATACTAATTCCTGTAAGAGGACTTTGACCATTTACAGAATCCTGTAAAGTACCATCTACGGTTCCAGTTCCATTCTGACTAGTTTGTAGGAACAATAGAGTATCAGTAGATGACCATACTCCAGTACCAGCAGTATCAACACGGGTTTCAATTCCAACAACTTCAGTAATTTCTTCAATTGCTCTATAATAATCAACATTCAGAGAGTTGATATCACCGATAGAATGTGAAGTTGCTGTGCTTCCTAATTGACCTCTAGATACCTCAAGTTGTCCAGTGTTATTTCCACCGTTGATTGTGAAATCACCATCAAATTGACCATCACCATTTACCTTGAGTTGGTTTCTAATCGTGGTAGTACCAGCAATAGCACCAAAGTTTAGTTGTACAGCTCTTGTAAATGCATCAACATAAGCAGCTGCTCCATTTCTCGTCCAGAGTTGTAATGGTTCGCTAGAAGATCCATTATCATCTGTTTGTAATGAT